CTTAACATTTGATTTAGTTTCTTTTTCATCTTTGGCAATTTGTTGTTTTGTTTTCTTTATCTCACCATCATACGAATCAAAGGCGGTTCCATTATTGATATAACCCGAAACTTTCTCCGTATAAGGTATTAGTTGTTCATTCTTCCAAACCCGTGGTGTAATATTTAATTTACCCTTAAACACACCATCACTTGATGATGTGGTGCTCTCGTTGATTTTTTTTTCCATAACCCTATATTTTAATAAATATTTACATTTTTATGCAAGACTTAAATTCTTTACCTTTATTTGATAGAATTCAAATTCAAAATTCAGAAGATTTTGATAATTTAATTGACACTCTGACAAAAGAACAGGGAGATTATATTATTAAAATTGCTTTAGAAAAGGCGTTTAATTCGGGTATCTATAGTTTAACTGAAAGTGAAATACTTTCAAAATCTCTCAGATTGAAAAATAAAAATACTGAAACAATTTCGGAAAATGACACTGAATGAGATAAGTAAAAGGATTGTTCAGGGGGAACATTTTCTGACCGAAGTTGTGAGAAAAGGACATAAGCCATATTACGGTGACGAATACGAACATATTAGAACTGAAGTTAGTATTTTAAGATGTTTATATTACGGAAACAATTCCAAATATTGCAATCCAAGGTATAAAAAATAAAAAAGGGGACCGAAGTCCCCTTTCCTTTTTTGAAATTCGAGATATTATCTCAATTCTCTCAAGTCGAATGTTCTAACACCATCAACTGTGATACGACCGTAGAAACGGTTGTTTACAACCTTCTTAGCGTATCTGGTCATGATACCCTTGATAGGTGTAAAGTTGAATGGGTTGTACATTGTTGGAGTGAGTTGTAAAGGTACATAAGGAGCGTAGATGTATCCAGTATCCAATAATGAAGTACCTTTGTGTCCTAACAACACCTGGTTTGCAGGGAAGTAAGGGTCACGGTAAACCTGGTATCTACCAGCTAATGTTCCAACTCTCTCAATACCCATGTTGTATTGGTCTTGCTCAGGAGCTGCATTAGACACGTGGAAGTACTCCAAGTCGTCGAAGATAGCAGATACCTCAGAAGATACTACAATCCAGTTTGCTCCACCTCTCAAAGTTGATTTGTGGATTTGAGCTGAGATTTGGTTGATTGCAGTGATAAGAGTTTGGTTCCAGTCCTTCTGAGTGTAAGGAGTTGTACCAGCGTTAAATCTCTTCCATCCGTTGTAGTCCCAACGAAGGTTCCAAGATGCTGCTTTTCTCAAGTCTCTCAAGATTTCGCGGTCAATTTCAGCAGCCACTTGCTCAGACAACAAAGCTGTCAATTCAGCTTCAGCGTCGATGTTGTGGAATGCTGCAACGTCTTGTGCCATTTCTGGAGACCATTGAGCTCTAAGTTTTCTTTCAGTAACCGAAACAGTCACAGACTGCAGGTCGAAAGAAACTTCACCAATTTTATCTTCAAATTCAAGGTTCTTGTAAATTCTGTAAGTTGCCAAGAATGCGTTGTTACTTGCAGTAGAAGAAGAGAATGTTGAACCAGTGTATCCATCAAGTGAAGAATCTCCACAAGAAATACATACAGGAACCTGTAAATCAACTTCAAGATAAATGAAACCATTTTGGTCACAAATATCATAATAACCACCGCCACCGGTTTCACTATTTGGGAAAACTAGATTTTGATTTTCTCCGTATTGTACAATACCCTTTCCGTATCTTTGGGTTACAACTCTAAACAAGTAATTGTTATTTGCGTTAGCAGCTGTTGTTGTGTTTCCAGCAACACCACGAATTTGAAGGTCTGTTAAGAATTCTTCAGTATCCATTGGTTGACCGTTTGGACCGATTAATTGACCAGCACCAGCAGAAGCAAATCCTGATAAAATTATTAAAACTTTTCTGTAGTTGTCAGATGCGTATGCAGAAACAACTAATTGGTCAGCAAGCCAAGCAACTGTTCTTGTTCCACCAGCAACTCCTGAAGTAACACCTGGAGTTAAAGCAGAAAATGAACCTTTAGAGTAGTCGTAAAGACCTGGAGGGTCTAAAGCGGGTTCGTTACCTTCGTAGAATCTATCGTAAAGGTCTTTTGATGTGTTATAGTCGTAACCACTGTTTGGTGTTTGGTCAGCAGCTGCGTTAGGTGCTCCAAAAGGTGCAAAGTGCTCGTCACCGTTTGTTCCAGTGTAAGACTGAATGTTTGGTACAAAGTAGAATAACTTACCGATAGGAAGATTCATAGCTTGTACTGAAACGATGTCGTTAGCCAAAAGTTTAGAGAATACTCTCCTTACAATTGGGAATACAACAGTTTCGAATGAACCGGTATCAGCAGTTGAAGCTGCTTCGTTAATCAAATATGACGCTTGGTTTTCATACAACTGCGCGATATTTTCTTTTAGGTGTCCGTTAAGCCCGTCAAGGAAACCTAACTTGTCCCATTTGTTAATTGTATCTTCTTTGATAACTTTAAGGTGTTTAAGACCGATGTTACCAACAAGACCACTTTCTAATAATGCTCCCATTTTAATTTTTGTTTTTTAGGAATTTATATTTTTAGAGTTTATTCATCAAATCCTTAATTCTTAAGAATTGTGGATTTTCATATGTTTTAGACTCAATCAAGGTTGTAGATGAACCAGAAGTTTTTGCTGTGTTCAACTGTCTTTCAACACTTTCAGAAATATTTTTCGTTTCAGTGTTAGAAAGTTCATCCTTGACAGTTTTGTAGAGTTGTTTTGATTCTTTAAGTGATTCTACAGAATCAAATCTTCTCAGGATATTTATTTTTTCTTTTTTGGTAGTGGAATGTTCAGTAAACAATCTCGTAGCATATGCCAAGTTCGAGTTAAAAACAGCAACTTCGTTGAGTTTTTCTCTAAAGACATTAAGAGCTTTTCTGTACTCTTCATTCTTTTCCCTTAACAAATTTAATTCTACTTCAACAGCTTCTACTTTTACACCATTATCACCATAAACATAATTTCTGTTATTTGTGATACCTTTTCTTAACCCTCTACCTTCTTTTGACCCCATACCATAAGTTCTAGCAGCCTCTTTTGTTTCCTCCTTGGTTTCATAGTCTTTCTTACCAGGATTAGTTTCAGATTTGTCACCTTTGTTACCACCGAACTTTCCTTCGTAGTCTTTGTAGTGTCCATCTTTACCCTCACCAGCTTTCTTTTCAACACCGTCTACTTTCTTACGTCTGTATTCGCGTTTCTTAGAATCTTCTTCCATTTCACCCTCTTTGAATTCAAATTTTGCTTTACCAGTACCCATAGCTTTAGGTCCAGCCTTTTTGTGGTCATCAAATCCTTTTTTTGGTAAAGTACTGTCGTACTTAAATTTAGGATGACCCATACCTACGCCTTTTGGTTTTACAGTCATTTTAGCTTCTTCAAGGTTATATTCCTCGTGTGAGTACTCTTCCATCTCTTCCTCTTCCATAGATTCTTCATCCATATCTTCAGAAAGGTCTAATTCTTCCTCATCCATTTCTATCTCATACATGATTTCGTCCTCTTCCATAGTTTCAGACGATGAATAAAGAGCATCCAAAACAGCGTCCAAGTCAGGGTCTTCTTCAACATCAAGTTCGTCGAATTCCATTTCTTGTTTTTCTATATCCATCTCTTCCATCATATCCTCTTCGTCATCCATTTCAGACTCGTCAAGTTTTACAATGTATTCAACATCTTCATTATCGTCAGTAATGTGAACCATACCTTCGTCTTTTACAACTACGATTCCATCTTCAGGTCCCATAGCTTTAAAAGCCTTGATAACTTCATCATCAGACATATCTGTCATATCGATAGTTTCTTCATCCGAATCAAAATCCATATTGAATTCATTATCAGAATCTAGCATATTATCAACATCGCTATCCATATCAAAATCCATGTCTAGCTCAGTATCAACTTCAACCTCATCTTCTTGTTCGGAAAGAGATTCCTTTACTAACTGACTGATTTCTTCCTTCATTGTAGAAGCAAGTATTCCTTTTGCGTTTTCGGCAATGACTTCTTCAACATTTCTCATTTGAATAAGTGCCTCTTCAACTAAATTTTTAGTTTCTTGCATAAAAATTGTTTTTAATTTACCTTATAAATAGTTCTGTAAATAAAAAAATCCGTTTATAAACCCCCTTCTTTACGAAAAAGATTTAAAACGGACAAAAAAAAGGTGGAAAACCACCTTTTAAGTTATTCGATTACTTCATCAATTTTGCTTTCTACAACTGAAATGATACGCCATTCGTGTTGGAACCCCGTATATTTCTTTGTTACTTTAGCTTCGACATCGGTAACTGAGAAACCATTAACAAGTTTCTCCTCTCGGATTTTTTTAATTCGTCCTGAATTTTCATCAGGTAAATCATAAACCACTTTAGCTACAAAAAATTTCTCATCCATAATTATTAATTCATTTTAGTTAACGATTTAAATAATCGGTTAATTTTTTCATTAAATCAACTGACTTGTTCATTCCTGAGTCAGAAATTTTTTGGTTTTTTTCTTCATCGAGGTTTTCCTCGTACATTGACCTCTCTTCGGGAGTGTTAAATAGGTAAGCACCAGGGGTTGACGGTGAAGAGACCAAGTCAAAGCAGATTAACTCAAAATCGTCTTGTACTTCATTTTGTTCTCCTTTTTTTGCCAATGACCCTACACCACGAGATGAAACACCCATTGTAACACCCTGTCTAATGAGGTTTGCGGCGATATCTCCTTTGGTCGATACAATACCACTCTCGTGGAATCCAGGTGATGTTAGAAGTTTTAATTTACCCATAAGGATGTGACCATCCCACCATATGTCTGTAATAAGGTGTGATACTCTATCCAAATCAATCAATGATGATTCAGGGTGATTTAATTCAGAGGTTGATAAACCTTTTTTAATTGCGGTTTTGTATCTATCGGATTCTCTTTTTAAAATTCTCTCAGGGTATACTCTTCCATTTCTATTTGGGACACCGAATTTTTGAAGAACAGCATAAAACTCAAATGGGTTTCTGTAATCCATTTGTTTTTGTTCTTTCAAAAAAGATTCGTTAAGGGGGTCAGATGGTGAAATGTAACCTGCGTCCATTTCGATTAAAATCCCCTTACCCGTTTCTCTTGGCCCAAGAATGTGTAAATCTTTCATTATATTGTTTTAAAATAAATATAATGTTAGTTCATAGTTTTTATTTTTATCTTTTCTTTACTCGAAGTAAATGTGAAGTAGTCATTTTTGATAACACAATCTTTATAAATTTCTCTTATAATTTTTTTTATCGCATCTTTAAGAATTGAACCTTTGAAATCTATTTCTGTTTTTGTAAAAAGATTTATCTCAAGATTCATGAAAGATTTTTTACCTAATTGAATTCCACTAGTTCTAAGGTCTAAATCAACAATAAATTTTTCCGCAAAAAGTTCCCTATTAATACTCTCGTAAACACTGTGTTTAACATTTCTTGAAAGACCACCCACTATACGGTCCCAATTTTCCATTTCGACTTTTGGAGCTACCCATGTTTGCATGTTTATGTAAAGTGATTTTAGTTGTTTTGAATCTACTGTTCCGTATTGAGTTTTAATTGATTCATATTGGTTAATCTTAACCGTTTTTCCTTTTTTCATTCATATTCAGATTGGAATCTGTTTATTTTTTTATAAATCATAACAAACTTTTACCTCAAATCCAAATATTTCTATTATATGTTAATAGTACAGGTAGACAAAAATATTGAAAAATCACTCAAGATGCTCAAGTCTAAAGTAATTAAAACCAAA